ACTATCTGTCCTTGCGGCCGAACGCACACAGGCTTGGTATCTTAACCGTTTCCCTGAAATCGCTTCATGGCAATCTCGATTTATCCAATCTCTTACAGCCACCTCCCGGATACGAAATGCATTCGGTTATACTCGCACCATCTTCGACCGGATTGACGGTAATGTGTTCAATGAGGCCGCGGCCTGGATTCCCCAGTCGACTGTCGCGATTATTATCAATCACGCTTATAAAAACATCTTCCTTAATCTCCCTCAAGTAGATGTCCTCTTACAAGTCCACGACTCACTGGCGGGCCAGTTCCCGTCGTCGCGCCCTGATCTTGCGGAAGCGATTCTTCAAGAAGCTTCTATCGTGGTGCCTTATCCTGATCCCCTAATCATCCCCGTAGGGATCAAGCTTTCGGATAAGTCGTGGGGGGACTGTGGCTAGAAACTTCCCTGACTGGCTCAATGCCTTTATCCAGTACGCCTCGTATGGTGAGGCCCCCGAAAGGATGTATTGGTGGACTGGCGTAACCGTTATCGCAGGGGCCCTGAGGCGGAAATGCTTCATCGATCAATACTACTTCAGGTGGTATCCTAACTTCTTCACCATCCTCGTCGCCCCACCCGGAGTCGTGTCGAAGTCCACTACCGCGAACATCGGAATGGATCTGCTAAAGCGTGTTCCAGGGGTGGCGTTCGGTCCTAACGTGGTGACATGGCAAGCCCTCGTCCAATGCCTCGGCAAAGCCTCCGAAGAGGTTGAGGTCACCCCTGGGCATTATGAGACCCAAGCCTGCCTCACCATCAACTCCTCCGAACTGGGGAACCTCCTAAATCCCCAGGATCGCGAGATGGTGGATATGTTGGTGAGCGTGTGGGACGGCGCGGACATTCGGAAGGTTACTAAGGGCTCAGGCACCGACGAAGTCCCCCGCCCTCTCATCAATCTCATCGCCTGCACGACGCCTTCGTGGATCGCGTCGAGCGTCCCAGAGTATATGCTTGGGGGTGGGTTGCTGAGCCGGTGCGTGTTCGTGTTTGCGGATCGGAAGGCCCGTTACGTTGCCTACCCAGGCCTGGCGGTGCCGAAGGACATTGGCTTGACAAGCGACCTCCTCGTGGAGGACCTCGGTGCCATCTCCGCCCTTTCAGGGGAGTTTGGCCTAGAGCGCGCCGCCGTAGAATGGGGCGAGGCCTGGTATCAGAAGTTATTTGAGACGAAGGAAGCCAATCCCCGGATCAGGGACTATGTAACGCGGAAGCAGACTCACCTTCATAAGCTCGCCATGATCCTATGCGCTTCGCGCACCGACTCCCTCATCATCTCCGTCGAGGATCTCCAGCGCGCCGACAAGGCCCTCTCCATAGTCGAAGAGGAAATGGACAAGGTGTTTGGTCAGATCGGCAAGACTGCAGAGGCTTCGGCCGCGAGCGAGGTCCTCGCAGTCATCAAGGCGAAGAAGCGGATGGACGCGATGGAGGTCTATAGCCTCCTCCACGCCCGCTTCCCCAAGGAAGGCGATTTGAAGGGAATCATAGGGGGCTTGGTGTCGAGCGGCAAGCTTCGAATGACGGGGAATGGGACGAAGTATTATTTGGAGGCGCCATAGGAGATATAATAGAATATCTTCTACTCGAATTTAATATCCTCACAATATCCCTTAGCCTTCAACTTCACCAAATCATCCTCCAGCCTATCCCCAATGTCAGTACGAAACATCCTATTCGACGGCAGATCAATGTCCCACATCACCCCATACGCAGCCTCTTGAGCCTTCACCACACTCTTCCCTAATCCTACCCCCACGAGGATGTAGTTACCCGCCGTGCAGTAGGTCTCTACATCCTCCACCTCACCCCCTACGTCAAGGGGCGCAATATCCCTCATCACGTCGACGAAGGCAACCTGCGATAGGCGCCGCGGCGTAAGGCCGTAGATGGGTGAGCCCTCATTCTCCACCTGCGTAAGCCACTTCGACGGATAATCGCCGTGGCTCATCACGACTCCAACGGCCACCTCCTTCTTCGTCCTCAGACTATCCCGCCCTTCGATGAGGTCCGCCATCCACTCGATCGGATCTCCCTCATGAAGGAACGCTTGAATATTCACCAGGGGCCACCCAAACCGCGTCGTCCATTCAAGAGGAATGGGATCGCCCTTTTCGTCGACGATACAGTTAAGATCGACGTAGCCGACATAGTTGATTGAATGGAGGTACTCGGTCGTAAGAGCCAGGGTATCGTCGAAGAGCTTAGAGGACGTGGTGTAGTGAAGGACTGTCCCCTGCTCCCCCGTGTTGCATCCCAATCCATCATTCATCAGCCTCTTTTCTTCCCAGTTCATACAGATCGCCTTCGACCATCCCCCTGGGCCAAACCACCCGCCCACCGCCACCTCCTCGCCCTTCACGAGCTGCTGAAGGATGAAGCCCATCTTAAGCTGGTCCTTCGCCTTCCACCTCTCCATCTTATAAACGAGGTCGGCGGGGGTCTTTCCCACATACGAAAGCGCCTTGTCGGTGTCCCCCATCGGCTTGCTAACGTAAGCCTTCCCAGTCTCCTTCACGTACTTAATCGCCTTGTCGTAAGAGGTGAACTCTTCATAGGGTGAGACCTTGATGCCACACTGCTGGAGGATCTCCTGACCAAAGCATCGATCCAGCTCAAGCTTCCCGCCCGCACGATTCGCCCCAAAGATCGGATACTTCTGCTTGAAGAATGGCTCGAGGTCATCGATATAATAGGCGTTATCCGTCGGAATAATGATCTCCGCCCACCCCATCCACCGGCGCCATTCCTCCACCTTATCAATCATTCCTTGGCCGACCTTCCGCGGCTCCCCAGACTTCGTGCGAGGCTGCCACACCTTCACCTCATGCCCCGCCTTCTTCGCGCGAAGCGCAAGGGCCAATGCGCTGTACGTTGGGTCGATGAAGAGAACTTTCATTGCGCGCCCTTCATCGCTTCTTCAGCATAGTCTGAGGATTTCTTCTTCCCGCCCTTCGACGGGATGCGGATGCCCAAGGCTGACCAGATGAACTGTTCGGGCGACATCTTGCCTTCCTGAATCCGCGCCGCGGTGCCTAGGGGCGAAATCTGCTTCACCATATACATCCCCAAATCCTCGGGCTTTTCAATCAGGTGCTTCCCGGTGAAGAGATCCCGGTTGTTGCGAAGCTCCTCCACCGTCTTAACCGCCGGCGACTCAGGGAAGGCGCTTCCCGCAACCTGCGACGCGCTCTTTTTCTGATGCAGGTATTCGTAGACGAGCCAAGGAATCGTAGAGGCCCCGAACCTCTGCATCGTTGCTGAGGGATCGCCCGTGAGGGCCTTCGCCGCTTGATCCATCACCAGGGGATAAACCACCAACCCCGTAAACGCTATCATCGCCATCTGATCGAGGGCCTTGGCGCGGTCCTTGATGGTTCGATCCTTCCCAATGAGATCCTTCACCATCTCCCCATACGACCTCATCCGTCCATAGTCATACCGGCCGAAGGCGGTGGCAAGGGGATTCCTGAGGGCCTCCGAAAGCATCCGCGATCCCAGGACTTGGTCCGGCACCCTATAATTCGGTATGTGCTTCTCCACGTCCTTGATGACATTCCCCGGCTTCACCATCTCCTTTTCCAGGAACGCCTGCATCATGATAATGTCGTTGGCGGCCCAGAGCGAGTTCCGCGAGAATCCATAAATCCGCTTGACCATTTCGACGGGATTGGCGTAGCCCCACGCCTTCGCCACCGGGCTCATCTCCTCAGCATGGCCCAGTCTCTCAAGAATCTTCTGGGAAAAGTCCGCCAGCATAACCTGCGGATACATCAGGCCCGCGCCATCCTTAACAAATCTGAGGTAGTCCTCGTTCTGTTCCGTCACCGCTTTCGCGGCGCGGATCGTGGTCCTCACCAACCTGGGGTATGCGGCGGGATTGGCCCACCCACTCACCAACCCCCGCTGCACCACTGAGTGGTCCAGAACGTTGAAGATGTGTGGGAGTGGATTCCAAAACATCGACCCCGTTAGCACCCTGCTAATGTGGCTCATCTGCTCGATGAGGTCGCTCGAAGGATCGTTTATGAAATCCTTGAGGACATTCGCCACCCGCGGCTCGAACTTATAATCGCGGAATTGAGGGACGCCATGAACCTCGCGCCAGTCCGGCGGCGCGCCCTTCTTCATCGCGATCTCAGAGGCCTCCGGCGATTTAAGAAGGCCCTTGACAAACTTCACGTTATTATATATCTTAGTCAACCGAGCGTTCGACGAAATCGCAGACGCCAGCGCATCGTGGTAATACTCAATCGGCGTGTTAGCTTCTATGTCCTTGGTCGTCGCTTGCGACCTTTCCCACTCCCGCCCTTTGAATGTTACCTTCCCCTCATCCCAGAGCTTCGTCCCGATAGTGCCCTGCCCAATCGTTTTCTTCCCCGAATAGACCGTGAAACCTTTGCCCTTCTCATCCTTCACGCCGTAGGCCGTCTCCCCCGTCAGGGGGTCCTTGAGAGAGAACACGGTGCGTTCTTCGAGGGGCGGTGCGAATTGGGAGAAGCTTCGGCCCTGAGGGGAGGACTCCGCGAGCTTCTCGAAGATCGACGGGCGGCCTTTCACCAATCGGTGGACATAGGCATCCACGTCCTCCCCCACGTCGACGCCCTCGCCTTTGAGCTGTGCGCGAAGCGCGGCGTTCTGCCGCATGAAGGGCTCGACGAATTGCTCCTTCAACTCCTTCGCGCGCGGACTCAAAACCGCCGTAGGATCTTCGAACGAGTGATAGATTTCCTCAGCGTGGGCCTGATAGTCCTTGGGGACCGTACCTGCGAACTTAAACAGCTCGATCTGGTTGGCCTTCCCCGCCTGTACCAATCGATGGAGGTCGTCGGAGAGCTTGCCCGCGCGGACGCCGACCTGAGGATCAATCCGAGGGAACGCGCGCGAAGAGATAAGCCCTGCCCCTGCGAGTCCAAGCCCCGCACCTACCAAGGCTCCGAGGGCCTTCTGATCCTGGTCCGCGAGGGCAATCC